AGCCGCCAGCGTGGCAAGGGCGAGATTCTGAGCTACTACAACCACAACAGCGACATGCTGCTAGGCCGTGAGTCGGCCGGTACGCTGGAAATCATCGCCGATGACCGTGGCATTTCGTACGTGGTTGAGCCGCCAGACACCTCGGCTGGCCGTGACGTTCTCGCCCTGGTTCGTTCTCGCAATCTGCGTGGCAGTTCGTTTGCCTTCACCGTGAGCCAGAAGGGCGAGCGTTTCACCACGGACGAAGGCGGCAAGGCCATCCGTGAAGTGGTTGAGGCTTCCGGCCTGTACGAGGTTGGCCCGGTGAACGTGCCAGCCTACGGCAGTGCTACGTCTGCGGTGGTGGCCCAGCGTTCGTATGAGGCGTGGCTAGCCGCCCAGGCTGCCGCCGTTGAGTCGGACGCTGATGCCGAGCCCGAGGTGAAGCGTGCCGTGCGTTCGCTGGTGCGTGACGCAGCTGCTGCGTGGGCACTGAGGCTCCGCAATGTCTGAAGCCCGCTGCACCTGCGGCGAGAAGTTGCGGTGCCGCTCATCTCGCCCGTGTGGTGACGAGCGTCAGCAGTATTTGCGTTGCCCACGCTGCGGGGCTCGTGCTGTGGCGTTTGTAAAAACAACACATTCGGAAGTGCGGTTCTGCAAGAGGCCGGCACGCTAGTGGCACTGTGGACTCCATCGGCAATACCGCCGGCGGAGATATTACACAGTGGACAACCTCAAGAAGCTTCAGGACGAGGCCGTTGCCCTCGCCAACCGGATCGACGCCGTGCGTGCTGTCGAGGCCGAAGACACGACCGCCCGTGATGTCGAGCTCATCGACCTCAACAAGCGTGCCGACGAACTGACCGCCAAGATCGACTTCGAGAAGAAGGTGGTCGAGTCGGCGAAGAATCTTCGCAGCGTGGTCGAGCGTTGCTCGCCCGCTCCCGAGGTGAAGGAAGAGCGGAGCGAGAAGGTCCGCATCGAAGCGGTTCCGTTTTCGGGCCGGCTCCGTGCGTTTGAGAACGCCAAGGACGCCTACTCGGTGGGCATGTGGTTCAAGGCCAAGGGCGGCGACGTGGAGGCCAAGCGGTGGTGCCAGGACCACGGCGTCGAGGCCCGTGCTCAGGGCTCGACCGGCGCAACGACCGGATCGGCATTCGTGCCTGATATCCTGTCGTCTGTGGTCGTGCGATTGGTGGATCAGTATTCCGCGTTTGCTCAGAATGCCACCAACGTGGTCATGCCGAGCGACGTGCTGCTCTTCCCTCGCCGGACTGCCGGTGCGACTGCGTACTGGATCGACGAGAACTCGGCCATCACTGCCAGCGACCCGACCAGCAACCAGATCACGCTGACGGCCAAGAAGGTCACGGGGGCCGTGACGATTGCGTCGGAGCTCCTGCAGGACTCGATTGTTTCCATCGCCGACTGGATCGCCGCCGAGCTGTCGCTGACGCTCTCCAACGCCGTGGAAGCGGCTGCGTGGAGCGGCAACCCCAGCAACGCCCCTGCGGTCGCTGGCCTTGTGACCAGCCACACGGGCGGCCTTCTGGCGTCCTCGGCTGCCACCTACGCAGCGTCGCTCGTGACGGCTGCCGGTGACACGCCCGAGGAAGTCACCAAGGCGAACCTGCTGGCGATGATGGCTGCGGTTCCGCAGCACAGCCGGGCCGGTGCGAAGTGGTTCTGCTCGCCGTACTTCTTCGCTAGCTGCATGCAGAACCTCGACCTCGCTCAGGGCGGGTCGGTCGGCATGACGGCTGGCATGGGTCCGACCTTCTTGGGCAGCCCGGTGGTTCTCACCGACCGGCTCCCGAGCGGTGCGGACTCGACGGGTGCGATCATGGCCCTGTATGGGAACATGGCGAACTCGAGCTACTACGGCATCCGCCAGGCCATCGAGATCGCCAGCAGCGACCAGGTGAACTTCCTGAGCGACCAGACGGTCATCCGTGCGGTGGCTCGCGTGGCGATCACGCACGCCAACCTGGGCACCTCGACCGTGGCCGGTCCAATCATCGGCCTCGTGGGTGCGTGAGCCTGACGGCTTGACGGGTCTGCAATCTTGAGCGGGCGGCTTCCACGACGGGGCCGCCCGCTCTCTTTTTTGAGGCACGCATGCTGGTCAAGGTAGGTGGCACCGAAGTCGATATCCGAGTCGAAGCCATCCTGTCGATGCCTAGGCTGTCGTTTACGGCCAATCACTTCGCATGGGCTCAGGCACTCATGCCGCTCGGCATTCGCCCCACGATGGGCACTGGTGCGTTCTGGGATCAAGTAAACACCAGGGTGATGGAACAGTTCATCGACAAAGCCGAGTACCTGCTAGCGATTGACTATGACACGTTCTTCACCAAGGAGGACGTAGAAACGCTCTTCGCCATGGCGATGACGTTTCAATGTGACGCCATCACGGGGCTGCAGACCAAACGAGAAGACGGCCGTCCGATGCTCACGCTGAAGGGCACGCTGGACGATCCGCCAGACGAAGGACACACGGCGGTGCCTACGTCGTGGTTTGCCGAGCCTGTGCAAGAAGTGGACACCGCACACTTTGGCTGCACCGTCATCAGCACGGCCGCACTCAAGCGTGCGAAGAAGCCATGGTTCTGGAGCAAGCCAGATCCAAGCGGAGGGTGGTCTGACGGCAGAACCGACCCAGACATTTTTTACTGGCGGAACTGGCGAGACAGCGGAAACCGCGTCTTCGTCTCTCCCCGTGTCGTGTTAGGCCACGGCGAGTACGTCGTGACGTGGCCAGGGAAGCAACTCGCCGGCCCTGTTTTTCAGTGGACTACCGAGTTCACGAACACCGGGAAACGTCCCGAATCTGCATGGAGCGTGCCCTAATGCCGAAGATTAAGTTCACCCGAGCGTGGCGTGGATACCGCAAGGGCCAGACGGCTGAGCTTCCTGGCGGCATCACCACGCAGCTGCTCGCCCAGCGGGTGGCCGTCGAAGACAACCAGCCGTCGCTGATTGAAACGGCTGCTATCGAGCACGACGTAGAAACCGCAGACGCCACGCCGAAGAGGAGCCGACGCCGTGCAGTACCGAAGCCTGACACGCCAGACCGGGCCAGCCGTTGAGCCCGTTACCGTAGCCGAGGCGAAGGCCCACCTGCGGGTTGATACGAGCGACGATGACACCTACATCGGCACGCTCATCACTGCCGGCCGTGAGTGGTGCGAGCAGTACCTAGACCGCACGCTGGTAAATACTCAGTGGGTGATGCGGTTTGATTCGTTCCCGCCAGATGGCACCCACGACATCGAGTTGCCACGGCCGCCGATTGCGACCGCTGGAACCACGACGGCGGTTGCCCTGACGTTCACATACGAGAACGGCACCACGGCTACCTACTCCACGGCCAGCTACCGAGTGGACCGCAACAGCACACCTGGAGCGGTGAAGACGCTGTATGGCCAAACGTGGCCGCCGCACTTGATGGATGACAACGCCGTGAGCGTGACGTGGTGGGCAGGCTACGGGGCTGCCGGATCTAGTGTGCCAGCCGCAATCCGCCACGCCATCTTGATGATTGTGGGGATCCTCTACGAAAAGCGGGCTGCGGCCGAGTCTGGCTCGCTCAACGAGGTGCCATTCGGCGTCAAGTCGCTTCTCGACTCGCAACGCTGGGGCTCCTACCGATGAGCGTGGAAGGCCGCATCAACGTGGACGTGCTGGTCCACGACAAGGACGGCACCAACGCCATCAACGTGGTGAGCCTGCAAAACGCCACGGCCATTTCTACTGGCACAGTTGCTGTGGCGAGCGGTGTTGTTGGAACGTCGGCGGTTTCCGTCTTGATTGACCCAACCACATACCGCGATGCGTCAGGCAATGTGGTGTCTTTGACCTATGTGAATCAAATCGTGTTTGAGTGTTCAGCGGAATGCACAGTGGAAGAGTCTTCTGGACGTGCGTGGACACGGTGCCCGGCGAACGGCGTTTCAGTTCTCGGGACAGAGCAGGGAGGCATTGACGGTTTTGTGGTCGGCCCGCTTGGCTCAGGCACGGCTACATACACACTCGTCATGTACGGCTCATGAGCATTGACGGCCGCATCACTGTTGACGCTCTTTTCCACGACAAGTCTGGCACCGCCCGGCTGAAGGT